GGATATTTGGTCACGGACCGTTTCACACCTGTCATAGGTGCCTTCATCAAAGCCATTTGGAACACGAAGGATTATGGCAGGATGTACGAGCAGTTTGACGACTTCGACCGCGGCATCTTGTGTGATGCCTACCTCAAGAGGGTCGAGGCAACGGACCGTGAGCTGGCCTGGAAGCTAAAAGAAGGCCCTTTCCCTGTAAGCGAAGACGACCAAGACATCATGTATGAGGCCGTCGCCGCCCAGTACGGCTGGACATCCGGTGAGCTCCGCTCATGGGACCAAGGCTTAAGCTCTCAGAAGACGATTGAGGGGATTAGGTCGTACAAGCTTCCGCCAGCACTCACAAACATCACCGCCGACGATCCGCTCGGCGATGACATCGCGCCAGAGCCCCCGCTGGGCGTGGCAATGGCTGCAGCGTTTCCCGATGAGAGAGCGCTGTACAACGCCTTGCCCGAATCCACACGGCGGCAGGCCCGCGCGACGCTGGAAGACATTCTCAGCGCTTTGTGAGTCCGCATTGCGGGTGGTAGGACTTGCTGTACCGCAATTTGCAGCAAGAAAATTGGTGACGGTTATTACTCCAGACCGGATTCCAAACACCCAAATCCCTACAAGGCCATGCCGGGCCGAAAATCTTAGGATTAAACAGAAGAACCACAACACACTCGCTTGATTTACATGGGTAACTCGGAGGCCGAACGCTTGCGCGATGTCGTACGCGCTAAAGATCCAATGCGTTCATTGTGCCAGGAGCGCCTGATCACGCCGGAGGCGTGCGATTGGGTCAAGTTCGCGCTTGACCCGTTTCACGACCAACAGCTTGAGAATTTGCGCGGATATCCTGACATAGCCACCGAGCCAACCGTCGTCGTGAAGATCCGCCAGGCGGTAAACATCAGCGCCCCACATGGCTTGCCAGATGGAAACACCTGGGATTGCCACATGGTTTTGTCCCCCATCGACTACGCTCCAAAGAGCGCAACTGTCGGTGTTCGGGCTCAGCCAATGGGCGCGGGCACGGGTGCTACCAACACCTACAATGCCGCCGGTTTGATCACGGGAGCCAAGCTAAACGACAGCTTCACTGCGTCTAAGACGAGTCGCATGGATGGCCTCATAATCAACTCAGTCCCGGGTGACGGTAACGGCGAGGGTAACACCACTTTCACTCCTGCCCACATGCCGCCGAGCTCAGAAGACGAATCCGCACTCTATGCATCACACAACATTACCCTCGACGATTACTTAGACTACGCAGATACCGACCTAGGTGTCTATCGTATTGTCTACAGTGGTTTCGAGGTTGTCAACACTACTGCGCAAATTTACAAACAGGGCGCAGTGACTGTGTACGAGTACGGCAACAGCTACGAAACTGGCACCTCGTCCCCCGATGGTTATGACGCGGTCAACGGCGGCGCTTCCAATGAGCGTTTCCCCGTTGGCGTTTACAACCCTACAAATTACTTCCGTTGCCCACCAAACAACCTGGCAGAAGCAAAGATCATGCCAGGCTCTCACTCGTGGGCAGCGCAGGATGGGTCGTACAACACTGCGAAATTTCAG